TCATGGTAGCCTGAATAATTTTTAGTTTTGGATTTCTTCCTAAAAACCAAGATGGCATGAGATAGGATGCAAATTCTGATTTAGAATGCCGGGGTGGCATATTGACAATCAATCTTTTTAGTTCGCCCGAGGCTATGCGCTCGAGCTTTTCGGCTATGATTCTATGATGGGTCCCCTCTATAAACCCGTCATACACATGCTTTGCATAGGGCATGAACTTTTCTTGCGCCTCGTCACGGGTTGACAGGCGTTTTTGATGCTCTTCCAGTAACAGGATTTCCTTTAGAACTTCCTCTGGCAGCAAATCTAGGTTTATGTTTTGATCCATTTCCGAACGATAATACCGCTGAATGAATTTATCAACCCTGCAAATCTTGTATACAAGAGACGCACGACTGTACACAATACAGGGGGTGGGGTCAGTTAACCGAAAGTTGGTTGACAATCGGTGGGAGTAACCCCGGATTGTTGCCATATATGCAAAGGACTTTTGCTAATTATGTGGGTAATGCTATCCCATATAATCTGATACTGTTAGATACGGTAAATAGTCTGATATAAGGAGGATTATAATGGCTACACCTACGCCCACACCCTTGTTCACGCTGCACGGCGTGACCTACTATGAGCATCCGCTGCTTGGCGATGAGTCCGCCATGCTGATTAAGGTCGATGGAGTTTGGTGCGAGACCGACTTCTATGATCGTCCGGATGACGGCGAGGCCAGAGAACTTGCCGAACAACTCAAGCGCGGCGGTCTGAATATGTGGCCTTTCGTTTGTGCGGTTAACTTCGAGGCGGCGCAATGAGCGCCGCCCTTTTTCTTCCCAACAGCGCGGCGGCGGCGGCGCGGATCGCAGAACGCAGATCGCAGCTTATTTATAGATGATGTATTTTTTTATTGTATTATCCCATTTTTTCGGATACTGTTTTATAAGGTCATCGAGGGGTTCGATGATCATCAACCACATCAAGGAAAGGAACATGATATGTCCAATAATGATGTGATTATTACCATCACAATTGCCGGTGGCAAAGTGTCGATGGTATCTCCGGAAAAGGTCGCGCAAGTTGTGACTGCACCGGCTAGGAAAGCTGCCAAGCGCGGCAGCTATGTTATCAATTCGAAGAGACATTGCCTGAATATACTGCGGCAGCGGTCTCATGTGATCTCACCAGCACGGCTGGCTAATATGGTCGGGATCAGCGTCGGTGCAACGCACAACTGCATCTATCTTCTGAGGCGTGATGGCTGGGGTATCCAGACTGTCAAGGGCGGTTATAAGCTCGCTTAATCATGCCTGAACTTGTGGGGGCTATGCCCCCACCTTTTTTTCTTTGGAGGACACTATGTCAAGAAGAACTAATCCATTCGGCAAGACAGCAACGCTTGCCAATCCTTACGCAATCTATGAGGGCAGCGGCTTTACTTGGAAAGTCCTAAAGACCTACCGCCGTCCTGACCTAGAACTAAAAGACCCACAGTACGCGCGTTGGCTGGTGTTTGCTAGCAGCCCCGCCTGTCCGAACGGCGAGTGGGGCGACACCTACGCGGTCGATGTCCTACGACATGGCAGCTTGGTTGACTGCACCGATGATTGGCGCGATGCATACGGAGGATAATATGCAGACAGGGAAAGGCGGCGACAGCCGCCTTTTTTTCTGAACGAGCCGCCGCGCCGCCGCCGCGGTTCGCAGGTCGCAGGTCGCAGGTTATTTGTTGACGCTGGCTTTTTAATATGGGATAATCTTATAAACTATTGAAGGGGTTCTATTATGGATGATAAACAGTTTTGTTCTAAAACATCAAAAATGCCCGGGCATTCTATCGGGCGCAGCGCGAGACTATGCAATGTCGGGTCGCGATTGCGTAAGGTCAAAGGCAGCACATGCGAAAAATGCTATGCGCTCAAGGGCATGTTTAACATGCCCAACGTAATAGCAGCATACGAGCGGCGCGAGGAATTTTTTCACGCGGTCGATTTCGTGCCGCGCATGATCGCCGTATTAAACAGGCTTCGCAAGCCCGAATTCCGTTGGTTCGAAAGCGGTGACGTTGAAGACGTGCGGATGGGTTTAAACATTCTTGACGTATGCGAGGCGACACCGGACAAGCAGCACTGGATACCAAGCCGCGAGTTCGAGACATGGCGCAAGGTTCTGAAAATTCGCAGCTTGCCCGACAACGTCACGTTGCGAATGTCAGCGCACATGATAGACGGCGCACCATCCAAGGGCTGGCAGAATACTAGCACAGTGTCCAGTCATGGCAGCAAGACACAAGGTCACATCTGCCCCGCACCACAGCAAAACAACGAATGCGGCGACTGTCGCGCTTGCTGGGATCGTTCGGTCGACAATGTCACCTATTATCAACACTAATTCCAAGCATAAAAGCCAGCCCGAAGGGCTGGCTTTTTGTTTTTGTACCGCGAACCGCGAAGCAAGGGCGCAGGTCGCAGGTCAGCGAAGCTGTGACCATGATTCAAGGGCGCAGATGCGGAGCGCAGCAGTCGCAGATCGCAGATCGCCGCGCCATCGAACCGCAGAACTCAGGTCATCGAACCGCGATCCTTGGATTTCGGGCGCAGATGCGCCGTCAAATAAATATACATCGCCGGTCGAGGGGTCGTGCGCCAAGAAAAAACTTACGCCTTTACACCGCGAATGTGAGAGATGCCAAGCAATCTGGGATTTTGCTATAGAAACGCGGCCATTTTTAATTATTTTTAATTCAGCCCATATTGGCACACCATCCATACAAATATATACGTCAGGCATCCCCTCGCCTGTCCTGTTTTCTATCCGCTGGAAGTGGCTCTTTTTCGGTAAAGTCTGCTTCAATAATGTCCACAGTGATTTCTCTGTTTTTGGCATCGTCAACCCTCTTCATCTCAGGTTCTGGAAAAGCGTTCGGATATTGTTTGCGGAGTGCGGCGAGTCTGGCAACGATGTCATCACGCGACATATTATCAAGCTGGTGAACGTGCGTAGACTCTCGCCGATCAATGGTCAAACCACCAAGGCTCGAGCGTATCTTTTCAGCGTTGATAGCAGCACTGAATTGACCGGCATCTTCTGCGGCTCGAGACAGTTCATCGAACCGCTTCAACTGATTGATCAGGGTCACGCCGTATTTACGTTCTCTGGCTTCGCGAAGTTCTTTGATAAGTTCCGGCACTTCGGGAAAAGATTTGCCGTCAAGCAGTTTGGCTGCGTGTTGAGCCGCGCTGCCTTCAGCATAGCCAGCCTTTCGAGCGCATTCAGCATTCGACCATCTGCCATCAACATAAAACTTTGCAAACTCTCGCTGTCTGTTTGTCAGGCCAGCCGGTCTGCCGACCTTTTTGCCTATAGTGTTTTCTATGGGTTTATCAGTTTCTTTTTCCAAAACTCGTCCTCGTACCGATTTATAGCGTGTGTAAGTGTAACAATGTCACAGAAGTGTAACAGCTACAACTGTTACTGGATAAGGGTTTGTGACACTGTGACACTTGTGACACCGTTTTTCAAAATATTTTTTATTTTTTCACAACCCGTAGAAAACATTATAGACACCGAACTTTTTTGTTTGACTACATGGGATATTATGATAGTTTTATCTTATAACGTAATTGATTCTAAAGGATCGTGGTTCGCGGTTCAAGGGGCAAAGACAATGAAAGTTAAAACATACACCATAGGATTACGCAAGCCGTCATTAGGTGCGCGGGTCTTGCATTTGACTATCAACAATCGGGCATGGTTGAAGGCGGCTATGTCTAAGCGAATTGCTTATGGAGGTAAGAAGAATGGATAAGATGATTGAACTGGAGTTTAAGCTTCGTGATGGTGGTTCTTACTATCTATGCGACACAAAATTTTCGGTTATGTCTGGCAGGATCAGGAGGCAGATCAATGCAATCGAGCATGTGGTCGAGCATTATGCATCGGTCAATGGAATTGCCGTGAAGCATACTTATGAAGAGGTGGTCGAGATGATCCGCAAAGCAAAGGGGTGGGTTGCGTAATGTATTGTGATGAGTTTGCAAACTATCAGGTCAGCGATGACAGCCGTTTGCTTGATGTAAATGTGGAATGCCAGTTGGCTTATCGTGCATTGCGCGATGCTCAGTGGGATGGTCTGGACACGGCTGCGCTTGAGCAGCGGTATAAATATTTAACTGACAAGCTATTGATGGGGGTGACCTATGAGCCTCGTTTCTGATTATCGGTT